ATGCCAATACTACAGGCAACTACAATACTGCTTTTGGTTATTTTGCTTTATCAGCCAATACTACTGCGGACAGAAACGTAGCGATGGGTAATAGTGCTTTAACTGCTACTACGACTGGTGCAAACAATACAGCAGTTGGTGACAGAGCGTTGAAAGCAAACACTACAGGTGCTAACAATGTAGCTGTTGGTAAAGATGCTTTAGATGCAAATACCACAGCTAATGCTAATGCTGCTGTTGGTTATGCTGCTCTAGGAGCAAATACAACTGGTGCTTTAAATTCTGCATTAGGTTCAAATTCATTAGAATCTAATACGACAGGCGGTAGTAACACAGCAGTAGGACAAGAAGCACTTACAAATAATACAACCGCAGATGAAAATACAGCAGTTGGCAAAAGTGCTTTAGCGGCAAACACTACAGGTTATTACAATACTGCTGTAGGAAAAGATGCACTAGCAGCTAATACAACAGCATCTAGTAATACAGCAGTTGGTAGGGATGCTTTAACAGCCAACACTACAGGAGCAAATAATACAGCAGTTGGTAAAGAAGCTCTTGACGCTAATACTACAGGAGATGAAAATACAGCACTAGGTCAAGGTGCTTTAAGTGCTAATACCACAGCAGGTGGAAATGTTGCTGTAGGTCAATCATCTTTATTAGCAAACACGACTGGTGCTGCTAACACAGCAGTTGGTAGAAGCTCATTAGCATCAAATACAACAGCTTCTAACAATACTGGAATTGGTAGAAGTGCTTTATTAGCAAACACTACAGGTGGTCAAAATGTAGCTGTAGGTGCAACAGCTTTAGATGCAAATACAACAGGCGGAGAAAATACAGCAGTAGGACAAGCTGCTCTAACTACAAACACTACAGGAGCAGGTAACGTAGGAGTAGGTAGAGAGTCATTACAATACAATACAACTGGTGATAATAATGTGGCTGTTGGCGAACAGGCTCTTAAACAAAATACAACAGCCGATAACAATACTGCTGTCGGTGATTTTGCTTTAAATGCAAACACTACAGGTGCTTCTAACGTGGCGGTTGGTGCTTTAGCCTTAGACGCTAATACTACGGGAGTTACTAATGTTGCTGTAGGAAACAACACTTTATCCGCAAACACCACAGCAGACGGTAATACTGCAGTAGGTCATGCTGCTTTAGAAGCAAACACCACAGGTGCATCTAACACAGCTACTGGCTATAAATCTTTACAGACAAATACCACAGGAGACCAAAATACTGCTCATGGGTTATATGCTTTACGGGTACTCACCACAGCTTCCAGAAATACTGCTGTAGGTTATAATGCGGGTTCAGCAATAACCACAGGCAATGAAAATGTTTGTCTTGGAAATGCCGCAGGAAATGAGCTTACTACTGGAAGTGATAACGTAGTTATAGGAGGAGATGCAAGTTCTGGAGCTTCAGGTAGTGTTGATAGAATAGTTATCGGAAGAAACGCAACTGGCACAGCTAATGACAGAATAACTATTGGTATTTCAAGTAATAAAGCTGAATTAGATTTAAATGGTTCAGATACATCGTGGGCTGCATCGTCTGATGAAAGACTTAAAGAAAATATAAATGACTCTGAAGCGGGATTATCGTTCCTTAATGATTTACGAGTAAGAACATTTGATTGGAGAAAGAAAAAAGATATTTCTCCTGAGTTAGAAAATTACTATGAAGACTCTAATGAAAGAATACATGGCGAAGAAGACCATACTTATCATGGCTTTATAGCTCAAGAAGTACAAGAAGTGCTTACAAACCACACCGAAGTTAAAAATGGTTTAGGTTTGATAAAGAATAGAGATGATGGAGTTTTAGCAGCAGCACCATCAGCATTAGTACCTGTTTTAGTAAAAGCAATACAAGAACTTTCGGCAAAAGTCGAAGAATTAGAAAATAAATTAAACGGAGAATAATATGGCTGAACAAACAGTAGCAGAAGTGCTAACAGCAGCAACAGATAGCGTAACAGTTATTAACGACATCAATACGAATGGTAAGAAATCAACGTATGTTGGTGGTTCATCAGAAGCAGATACAGAGATGTCACAGGCTGATATAAATTCTACAGTACAACGTAATGTTGACCACTTAGAAACTATCTTAGAATACACAGACCCTGATGTTAAAGGCTCTAGTGATAGCAAAACAGCTTACACAGGTGCAGTAACAACTGGTAAAGCTTATATAGCAGCAAACTAATTAAGGAGTAAAACATGGAAACATTAGTAATATTTTTAATACTTAGTGGTGTCGCATACTTTGTAGTATCTTCACAAAGACCAGAGTGGATTGAATTAATTAAATCAAAACTTAAAAAGAAATAAAGACCTATGGAGTTTACTGCACATTGGTTATGGAATATAATTCTTACCCTAGTAGTTGCTCCTATACTTTACAGCATTCGTGAGAACACAGCAGAGATTAAAAGACTCGACATACTTTTAAATAAAACAAGAGAAGAAATGGCAAAAGAATACGTAACTAAACAAGAAGTTAAAGATGATATGGCTCGTGTGTTTGATACGTTGGATAAGATTGAAGAAAAACTTGACAAGCTTTTCGAGGTTAAATAATGAGAAAAAATAGAAATAGTACAAGACTAAAACACTACATGGGAAGTCGTGCTGACTATCGTACTGGTGGTCGTGTAACAGCTTTTGGTGGTGGAGGGTTCGGTAACATAGGAAATTTTAAATTACCTACTAACTTTAAAATGCCTTCACAAGAAGAAATTCAAAAGTCTGTTAATGCTTCTATGGCTAAAGCTAAACCTCCAATAGAGCAAACAACAGTTGGTAAAGAAAAGGAAGCTCCGGTAGTTACACCTACACCTACACCTACACCTGCACCTAGTCCTGCTCCTAGTCCTGCTCCTACTCCTGTTGCTAAAAAAGCTCCTGTAGAAAAAAATGTAGGTATTAAAACACAACAACCTCCTATTGCCACTAAAGAACCACAAGTAACAGTAGACAAAGCACAGTCTGAAAAAGTTGAAACTGTACGACCTCTTCCTCCTAAAATGAAATCAGGAAATAGTCTAATAACAAATATTACAGCAAAAGTAAAAAATGAAATTGCCTTACAAGATTATTATCTAGCTAATCCGAGCAACCCATTAGCAGGTCAATCAGACTTAGGTAAGAGAATTGCAGGTGGAGAAAGAGTTGAGTCTATGAATTTTTATTGGGTTCAACCAGATGGTACAGTTGGCTCAACAAATAAAGGATGGAGTAGAGTACCCAAAGAATTTAGAAACCAAGTATTTTTAACACAAGGCGAAGCCAATAGTAAATCTTCAGATTATTTTAGTTGGCAGAAAGGTGATGATATGAAAGACGGAGACGATGAAGTAACAAGTGGACTTCCTGACAAACAAGAACAATTTGAAAAAGAACGTGGTGAAAGAATTATTCGTACAGGTCAAACTGCAGAACAACTAGCTGCAGGTGAAATACCTGAAGGTATGATACCTAAACAAGAACTTGTTAAAACTGCAAAGGGTGAAGAATACATTGATGAAGCTGTACAGATGGGAGAGCTTACGGCAATAGAAGCAGAAAAAATTAAAAATGTAACTCCAGAAAAAGTAGCACAAATGGAAGCTTCACAGGCTGAACGTCCTGAAGTTATTGAAGCAGCTAAAATGCAAGCTGAAAAAGTTACAGAGTCTCCAGAGGTTCAAGCAGCCGAAGGAGAAGTAAGAAAAGAATCATTAGCTAAAGCTGCTAATGTTGATAGAGTTTCTCCTATTGAAGGAGTTGATGTTGATATTCCTGAAGGAGCATTAACAGAAAGAGTTATAGGACAAATTAGTGAAGGAGCTAAAGCTAATGCTGCAATTAATGCAGGAACAAGTTTATCTAGAATTACTAGAGCTAAAAAACAATTAACTAAAGCAGGTTTAAGTGAAGAACAAATACAAGAAATTGGTAACGACCCTGCAGCTTTAGAAGATAAATTAGCTGATTTTAGTGAATCAGAAAGAGGAATTATTGAAGGTCTTCCAGAAGAAGCTTTAATTTCTACACAAATTAATGGTTTGCTAGAAGGAATGGAAGACGGAAATATTCCTGTTTGGGCAGGACCGGCAGTATCGCAAGTAGAACAAATGTTAGCTTCAAGAGGTTTAAGTGCTTCAACAGTTGGTAGAGATAGTTTATTTAATTCTATTATACAAGCAGCTATGCCAATTGCTCAAAGCAATGCACAGGCTATACAGGCAAGTGTTAGCCAACAAAAAAATATAGAAGCTGCTGCTAATGAAGCCAATGCTCAAAGACAACAACAGACAGCATCACAAAATGCTCAGAATGTTTTTAACATGGACATGGCTCAATTTAACTCTGACCAACAAATTGCTTTGTCTAATAGTAAATTTTTACAAACTGTAGGTTTAACAGAAGCTAATAATGACCAACAAGCTGCAGTACAAAATGCATTACTAATGTCACAAGCTAATTTAGCTGAAGCAGATTTTTATCAAAAATCTCAAATACAAAATGCTCAAGCTTTTTTAACAACAGATATGTCTAATTTAAATAATGAGCAACAAGCAAATGTTTTAAAAAGTCAATTCCAACAACAAACATTATTAAGTAATCAATCGGCTGAAAATGCTTCTAGACAATTTAATTCAGCTAGTGAGAATCAAACACAACAGTTTATGGCTAGTTTAAATAATCAGGTTAATCAATTTAATACTGCTCAAGCTAATGCTACTTCTCAGTTTAATACACAGCAACAAAATGCTGCAGAGGCTCGAAGAGTTGGTATAGAAGCAGATATTAATAAAGCTAATGCTGCAATAGTAAATCAAACAAAACAATTTAATGCTCAGTTAGATTTTCAAAAAGACCAATGGAACGCTGCTAATCAACAAGCAGTTCAAAACTCTAATGTAAATTGGAGAAGAAAAGCTAATCTAGCAGATACTGCTGCAGCTAATGCAGTTAATCAACAAAACGTACAGAATGCTTTTGGTTTAACTCAAGCAGCTCAATCGTTTTTATGGCAAGAATTACGTGACCAAGCATCTTTTGATTTTCAATGGGCTGATAATACAGCAACAAGAAAAAATAATGCTATGATAGCTGCTGCTAGTTCTGAAGGTGATGCAGCTAAAAATTGGTCTAGTAATTATAATAATGTAGCAGATACAGTAGATAAAATATTTGGAATAGGATAAGGAGATAGTATGGGAATTTTTAGTAAAGTTTTTAAAGGCATCAAGAAAGTTGCTAAGAAAATAGGTAAAGGTATTAAAAAAATAGGTAAAAAACTTTTAGGTGCTATTGGTAAGATTGGACCAATAGGACAATTAGCTTTAATGTTTATTGGTATACCTCCTGTTATTAGTAAATTTTTTAGTGGACTACCGGGAGCAATTGGAGGTTGGGTGTCTAAAGTAGCTCCAAATATGGCAAAAGCTTTTAATGCTATTAAGACTGCAGGGCAAGGAGCTTATAATACAATTACACAAGCAATTGGTAATGGTGTGGATAGAGTTATGAACTTTACTAAAGGTAAAGGATTTAGTTTAAGTGGAGATAGAACATCTATATTTGGTGGTGTATCCGCTAAAGATATTCCTGTTCCCGGAACAGTTACTCCAGAAACTGCAGCAAAATTTGGTCCAGATATTCCTGATGTTTCTGATATTAAAGGAGATGTATTTTCTAGTACAATAGATGCAAGTCCTGCTTCTTTAACACCTCCTTCAAATACACCATCTTTATTAGGTCGAGATACAATAGCTACGGATAGAGTATTAGCTCCAGTACAAGATGTTAATGATATATTAAATACAGAACTTTTTCCTACAAAAGAAACATTAACTTTCGGTACAGAGGAAGCTACTAAAAAAACTTTAGGAGAAAAAACAAAAGATTATTTTTCAAGTCAACTAGAAGATTTTACAGAGACACTTAAAAATCCTGGACAGGCTTTAGGAGAGGCTGTAAAACAAGGAGGCTTACAAGCTGCTAGTGGTTTAACTACTAGAAAACTTATGGGAGATTCTCCAACTCACAAAGTACAACATATAAATATGGGGCAGTTTATGTCTCAAACAACTCAACAACCATTAGATGCAGCTACATGGAATAATATTAATACTTCATATCAAAAAGCAGGAAGTTCTTTTGGAGCAGCAGGAGATGCAATGACTCCTTATTTTACAGAACTAGCAAACTTTGATAACGACATAAACTATCAAAGACAAATGGCAATGTTAAATCCTACATTTAATCCAATACGTTAATAGGAACTAAAAATGGCAGAAGAATATAATCAAGAAGGCATAGATGCTTTAGTAAATTCAAGCAGACCAATTCCGGGACAATCTTTAACTGAAGACCCTGATAACTCATATCCTTGGGAAGGTCCACCAGAATATACTGACTTTAGAACAGCATTTAACTATATAGCAGAAGAACTATTAGAAGAAGAAGTTTATGTACCTCTTGTTGTTGCAATGGGGCAAGGTGTACCAATATCTGATATAACATTACAACTTCTTCAAAGAGGTTTTCAAGAAGGTAAATGGAATCCTGATTTATTTATGATGTTGTTAGAACCTTTAATGTATTTTTTATTGGCTCTTGCGGAAAAAGCAGCTATTGAACCTAGACTATATGGCGATGAAGAAGATGATTTAGAACCAGAAGATGAAGACGATATAGCTAATATGAAAGCTACTAATTTAACTGCTTTAACAAAAGAAAAAGTAGGAGATATGTCTAAAGTTCCTGAAGGAGTTTTACCTGCAGATATTGTAGAAGACATAGAAGAATTAGAAATACCAGAAAGTTTGTTAGCACCTGACAACAATACAGAACAGCCAAGTTTGTTGGCAAAATCGGAGTAAAGAATGGCTAGATATGATGATGGTGGAATAGAGTTTGGACAAGAACAATTTGCTAAAGCTAGAGAATATAATGAAGAGCAAGCAAAGAAACAAGAAAGATTTTCTAAAAGACTTCAATTAGCTAATATAGCTGTAACAGGTGTTACAAGTCTTATTAATCAAAAAGCAGATGCATTAGAGACTAGCAGAGCAACTCAACGTGCTCATTACCTTACACAACTTGAAAATGCTAAAGGTTGGCAAACTATGGTGCAAGGTTATGAAAAAGATGGATTAACCCGTGAACAAATGTTGTATCGAGAAAAACAAAATCAATTAACTAATTATGTTCAAAATGAATTTGGTGCTGATTTTGATATTAGTGGTTATTCTGATGCTATAAATAGAATAGCTAAAGAATACTCAGATGATAAAGTTAATTTAGCTTCTTTTAATAAAGCAGTTGATGCACAGTTAGCTATACCTAATTTAAGTCAAGAAGATATGATAACTCGTATTCAACAAGAAGGAGCTGCACCAAGAAGTATAGCATCTTTTTTAGGTAACTCTATGATGAAAGTTGCTAAATCACATGATAAAGAAACTATGAGTGCTGCTGATAAAGAAGCTAAAAATAGAATGATTGGTGGATTACTTGGAGAGCAATTTAAAGCCTCTAAAACTGCATTAGAAGAATATGCAGCTAAAGGAAATCCAATAGGAAACATTGTAGAATTTATGAAGAGTGAGGAAGGTAAAGCTATAAAAGTTTTTAAAGGTGCTGAACAAAGAATAGTAAAAAGAAAAGAAGTTGATAAGTTTGGTAATTTATTAGAAGTAGAATACATCGGTAACTTTGGAACAAAAAGAGATGGTAGCCCTGTTCAAATTGGAGAATTAATAGCAGCAAGTCAAAGTAAAAGTGCTGCTCCTGCTATTAGATATACTGAAAATGAAATTGCAACTGCTGCTGACCAAATTGATAGATATGTTAGAACATCAGGAAATTTAGATATTGAAAGTAAATATGAAGAATACATGGATGATAAAAATGGTAGAGGACTAGCTCATAATGTTATGACTGCTTCAAATAATTTACAAAAACAATTTGATATTCCTCAATCAAAAGCTATGGGATTAGCAGCTAAATTTATGCTACAACAAGATGGAGAAATATTAGATACAAGAATTAGTTTATATGACTATGATAAATTAGAAGGTGCAGTTGATACTGAAAAAGTTAATAGTTATATAGAAAGTATTAAAGGAACTAAATCAGAAAAAGCAGAACAAGAAATTGGAAATATGTACGGAGATATTGTTAAAGGTATTCAAAGGTCTGACTTATCAGAAGATGAAAAAATAGGTGAATTAAATGCTCTTAATCAAATTGTTTCTCCTTATATAGCTATTGTTGGTCCAGAGTCTAGAGTAAAAACTCCTGAAGATATGGACAAAGAAGTAGAAGAAATTCAAGAGCCTTTATCAACAGAAGAGCTTCAATCTAAATATAAAATTAATAAAGATTTAGTTAATAAATTTATTGCTATGACACCACCTAAAGGGTTATCAAAAAGTAAATTATTAATAAATAGACCTTTTAAAGAAGACATAATAGATTTAGTAACAAAAGATATGTTATATGAATTAAATTATATTACTAAAGGTAAAGATGCTCCGGGTTTTGTTCTTAGTGCTAAAAGAAAATTTGTTAAAGATTTTTATAACGATTTAGGATATTAAGTTTATGGTAAAACTTTATGTTGATGATTCGTCTTCATCTCGTTTAGGTCGTAATTATACTTTAGATGACCTAGAAGACAACGAAGAGTTTCAAGAAACTTCAGAAAGATTCTTAACATCAGTTGGAGAAAAATCTGATGATGTTTTTGAGTATTTACGAGATTCAGATTTTAATTTATTCTCAGGCATGCAACGTGCCATAGAAAGTGGTAAGTTTACTGACCAACAAAAAGAAGACTACAGATACTTACGTAAGCGTTTTGACAATGCAGACATGGGTAGCTTCAAGCAATACTTATCCTTAACTAAGGATGCTACTATTGATTTAGTAACTGACCCTACCGCTATGCTTGCTGCAATATTAACTCCTGTAACTGGAGGAACGTCACTTGCTATTAAATCTGGTATATCTAAAGGAGTTATTGAAGGCTCCAAAGCTATTGCAAAAGGTCAGCTTAAAGATGTGGGTAAAAAACAAATTGCTAAGACTGCTACTATTACAGGAGCAGAAGTAGGTACATGGACAGGTTTAGATAATCACTTTAGACAAAATACAGAAGTTAATACAGGCATTCGCAAGTTATATTCTAACACAGAACTTGTAGGCTCTGCTGCACTTGGAGTAGTGACAGGAGGAGTCTTAGGTGGTTTTGTACAACGTAATGCTTTATTTAATGATAGACTAAGTAGACTCTATAGTAATGACACCTATAGAAAAGAATCTAAACTAAAATACAATATTAAAAAAAAGGGAGCAAAATTATTAGCTAAAACTATTGGTAATGCTTCAACAATTATGAAACCTTTTTCTAAAATATCTAGTTCTGCTGCAGAGTTAGGAGAAAGTTTTTCAGAAGAGTTTGCTAAAAATATTGGTGAGCGTTCTACAAAACGTATAGGGTTTAGTTACTTTGAAGACCTGTCAAATCGTAGAGGAAACTATTTACTTGACTTTGATAATATTATAGCACCATTAAGAAAAACAGGAACATTACTTCCTGAAGATGAATTGTCTGTTATACGTATACTTAGAGGTGCTAGTCCTAGAGGAGCAAGTAAAGAAGTACAAAAAGCTGCTAAAGATTTACGAATATTTTTTAATAAAATAGATGCAGATGCAAAAGCTGCAGGTATGGAAACTAATACAGTAGCAAATTATTTTACTAGACATTGGAATAGAGAAGCAATTGAAAATGATAAAGTTGGTTTTAAAAATTTATTACTTTCAAAGGGTATAGTTAAAAAGAAAGATGTTGATAAAGTTATTGACGGAATGTTAGACAAACAAAATGAATTGTATTCTTCACATTCTAATTTAATATCTCAATCTAGAGTTTTTAAAAACATGAATGATAATGACTTTGAAGCATTTTTAACAAATGATTTAGTTCCTGTTACTACAAATTATTTTATGAATGCTTCTAAAACTATAGAGCATAAGTTACATTTTTTAGGGGCAGGTAAAAATGTTAAAGTTTTAAAAAAATATAAAGCAGATGATTCAACTTCTGAAAAAGATAGATTATTATTATTTAAACAATCTAACGAAGAAATGTTTCAAACACGATGGCTTGATAAAATTGCAGAAGAAGTAAAAGCAGGCGGTCAAACTTTAACAGGTAAAGATAAAAAAGATATACTTAATACGTATAAATCTATAACAGGTCAAGTAAATTATTTTGACTCAGGACTTATGCAAGGTATATATGATACTACAAAGTTAGCTAATGCTATGGCTTATTTACCATTAGCTACAGTATCTTCTTTATCAGAAGCATTTCTTACATTAGCTAAAGCACCTGTAAAATCATCTGTAAAAGGCTATCAAGACGGAATTACTAAAGGTCATAAAATCTTTACAGATGAAATAAGTCAACTTTTAAAAGAAAAGCATAAAATGTCTGATGATGAAATTCGTAGAGAAATGAATAGTGTTTTTATTGCAGTAGACGAAGCAATGGGTGACGTAACCAATCGTATATCAGGGGAAGGATTACAAAGTCCTTTTTTACAAAAAGCAGCTAGAGGATTTTATAGATTTAATCTTTTGATTCCTTGGACAAAAACTGTACAGCTTTCTGCGTTTTCTACAGGCAAAGATTTAATTACTGAAAATTTATCTAAGCTTTATGCTATTCAACAAAAAAGTAATCTTAATATTAAAAAGTTTTCATCAGATGAATTTGCACAGGATGCTAAAGTTCAAAGATTAAAAGGAGAACTTTTTGATTTAGGTATTGATGTTGAACAAGGACTATTATGGACTGCAAGAGGAGCAAAACCAAAGGCTAAGTTTTATAACAATGTAGTCAGAGGAGCAGGTAGATTTACAAATGGTATAATACTTCCAACATCTAGAGAGTCTGCTAGAGTACCTACATTTATGACTAATCCTAAGATTGATATCTTTACACAGTTTTTAAGATATCCTACAGTATTTGGTAATACTATATTAAAAAACTTTGCAAGAGATACTATAAATGACCCGACTGTAAATGCTCCGAAAGTTGCTGCGTTTGTTGCTATGGCTACTAATGTTGCTAAGGCTACAAACTACTGGAGAAGTAACGAAGAAAAAAGAGATAAAGTAGCTAGGAAAGGTAATGATTGGCAAGACACTTTAAAAGCTTATCAAAGAGTTGGATTACTTGGACCGCTTGAATATGGATTAAGAGTATCAGAAGGTTTAAGTTATGGACAAAATCCACTTGTAGCAGGTGTAGGAGTAGGTGGTCCAGTTATAAATGATGTAATAGGAATGACATTGTACAACAGAGGATTAATAGAAACTGCTGCACGTAAACTTCCATTAACAGGCACTAAGACAGTTTTCGATAGGAACTTAGGAGACTTTATGGAAGAGTATACAGGTTTTAGAGAGCCTTATACTCCGCTTCAAAAAGCTGCTAAAGAAGCTGACAAACTTGTGGGTGGTACAATTAGAAAAGGAGCTAGTTTTTTAGTAGGCGAACCTGAAAGTAAATCTAATGTACCAAGATTACTTAGGTCAACAGGTGGTCTTATTCCTAAAGTAGACCCATACACAGGACAACCCTATGATGAAATTAAAACTCATAGAGTACAATACTCAGGCGGTGGACTTGCTACTAAAATCTATGCACGTAAGGTCTATAAAGATGGTTTAAGCGTAGAAAGAGATGTGCCTAATGTCGAAGCAGACCCTGCAGATAGGAGCGTAGATGGTACAGGACAATCCTTTAAAGAAGTTGCAGGACAAGACACAGGAGCTAAGACTCCTGAAGCAGTTACAAATATTCCTGCAACTAAAGAACCTATTAACACACCTATACAAGAAAATATAGTTTATAATAATCCGGGAAATATAGAAGAAGGACAAGGATTTGCAGGAGAAACAGGGGAAGTTTATGCTACTAGCAGACGAGAAGAAAAAAATAAAGGAGCTTTTGTAGTTTTTGATACTCCTGAAGCAGGATTAAGAGCAGTAGTAAGAGATTTAACAAACAAAATAAACGATTTTAATGGAGATTTGCAATCTATAGTTTCTAAATATGCTCCTCCAAAAGATAATAATCCTACTACAGAATATTTTAAATATTTACAACAAAAAGTAGGTGATAAAACTACAGTAACTTTAGATGATTTGCCTGAATTACTAGAAGGCATTGTAGAGTTTGAAAATAAACCTACAGAAAAAATGACTCCTCAACAAAAACAACAAGCTCAAGCACGAGTAAATAAATATTTAACTCCAAGTATATTTAATACTGCTTTAGCAATAGGACAATATGACTATCCAACAGGCACGACTACTGAACAAATGATTGACGATTTAACATCAGGACTTTTTAGAACGAAATAACTTGACAACTTATAAATCTACCTGTATAATACAATAACATGATACTGTATCTAGAAGACCAATTAGAAGGATGTTACCGAGAGTATCGTTTACACCAAATAAAACAAGACATGCCCTTTATGTCTCTAGATGATTTTAGAGATATGTTTGAAGCAATGATGGCAGTTATATATAAGGACGAAGACGAATGAAAGATATGTTAAAAAGTTTAGTAGGAGCAGTAGCCCCTACAATAGGTACTGCACTAGGCGGTCCTATGGGAGGCATGGCAGCTAATATGATAGCTGATGTACTCGGAGTACCTAACAATCCTAAAGCGATTGAAAAAGCTATACAAGAAGCTACACCTGAACAAATGCTTGAACTTAAAAAAGTTGAACAAGAGTTTGAAGTTAAGATGAAAGAACTTGATGTAGATGTGTTTAAACTTGAGACAGCAGATATACAAGATGCTAGAGGAAAGTTTAGTAAAGACTGGACAGCACGTATCATGGGCATGGCTACAGTAGGTGGGTTCTTAGGTTATATATTTCTTATAACTCTTCAGCCCCCAGAAGCCAACTCAGAGGCATTGGTCAATTTAATTTTAGGATACCTAGGTGGTTTAGCATCAGCTATTGTTAGCTTCTATTTTGGAGCATCACATAAACAAGATTAATGAAACAGAAAATAAAAGACGTTATAGCAGACGGACGATGGAATTGGTTCGGGCTAATAAACGAAGAAGAAGACTCTCAAGATAATTGTTATAAAGGATTGTTTTGGGATTTAGAAACCAGAGAGTTCCTTAGATGGAACGAATTTAAACAGGAGTGTAAATCAACTGAAAGCAGTGACCGATAGTGTCTGCGTTGTATGTATTGTTGGTTGGATATATTTAGTAGTTTCGGGATACTACTACTTTTTTTAACCACTACTAAAACTTAAGAAGGATTTTAAAGAACGCTATTGTTAGCTTCACAGGGAAGTTGCACCTCAAAATATGGAACAAGCAATTCAATTTATTAATGAAGTTGGTTTTCCAATAGCTGCTGCATTAGGTTTAGGTTTCTTTATTTGGAAACTTATCAATAGAATCATTGATGGTATGGAGACTAAGTTAGATGTACTAGATGACAAAGTAGCTGACCAAATAGAACAAATGGAAATAAGACTAGGTACTAAACTAGATGCACAACATGGTATTTTAGTAGCTCTTATAGATAGAGTACGTAGTTTAGACAACGAGATTATAAGACAAGATACACTTATTAAAACTATACTAGGAGTTCCTCAACTAATAGACAGTAACAAGATTGCTAAAGCAGATAGAGATGACCAAAGGAAAGATTAAGGTTGAAGACACACACCCCCTAACACACGTAGCAATTATGTTTGTTATGCAGATAATTGCTTTAAGTTTTGTAGTACTCTCCATGTTTTTTATTGGTGTTTTATCTGCAGACCAAATGGTACATAAGTTTAAGAACCCTAGTTTTTCAGGTAACAATACAAGCTCTCATTACCTCACAATAGAAAATCAAGAGTTTAATAGAAAAGAAGCAGTCAAGGCAGAAATAGAAGCTTATAAAGATGAGCTTGCAAGAGAAGCAAAGAACACAACCCTTGCTAGATTTATTAGAAACTTAGAGTCACGTATCTATGCACAGCTTTCAAGACAGTTAGTAGAAAATTTATTTGGAGAGAATCCTTCTGACTCAGGACAGGTAGAACTAGAAGGTAATACGATTGAATACGAATCAGACGGGGAATATATAACTTTAAAAATAACAGATGCAGAAGGGAATGAAACAATTATTACTTTGCCTATCGGCTCTTTTACTTTCTAGTTGTGCACTAAATTATGATTCATTATTAACTACGGGTGGTATTCCAAATATAGTTATTAAAGAATCCTCTGTATTAGATTTACAGTCAAAAGAATTAAAAGATTTACCGGCAGCTTTAAATAAACCAACCATTGCTGTATACCCTAATAGTTTTAAAGACTTGACAGGGCAACGTAAAAGTAATAGTGAGTTTGCTTTATTTAGTACAGCTATCACACAAGCTCCTGAAGCTTTTTTAATCAGGGCTTTTAAACATGCTGCTAATGGTGAGTTCTTTAAAGTTGTAGAACGAGTAGGGTTAGATGACCTTACTAAAGAAAGACAACTTATAAGAACCACAAGAAAAGAATTCAAAGAGGATAATAAATTAAAACCATTACTCTTTGCAGGTTTGTTAGTACAAGGCGGAGTAATTAGTTACGATACAAATCTAAGTAGTGGTGGATTAGGTGCAAGATATTTAGGCATAGGTACGAGTAAACAGTACCGAGAAGATACAGTCAGTATCTCCCTACGATTGGTTTCTGTAAGCACAGGTGAAGTACTGATAGAAGTATTAGTTTCTAAAAGTATTTTATCTGTAGGTTTGTCACAAGATATATTTCGGTTCATAGAACTTGGAACTGAACTTGTCGAAGTTGAAGGAGGGTTTACAGAAAACGAATCTGTATCTATAGCTTTGCAAAGAGCAGTAGAGACAGGTGTTTTAAATATAATAACGACAGGTATAGATAGAGGATATTGGGCATATGAAGAAAATAACATTAAGCCTATTGATTGTGGTGAGTGCGTGGGCATTCGGGGCTGATAACGAAATATACGTTGACCAGTCAGGTGCTACAGCTAATATAGATTTAGAGCAGTTAGGTTCAGGTAACATTATTGGTGGTACTGATGCAGTTGCAGGGACAATGACTCCTTTAGATTTAGATGGTACAGGAATGACACTAGACATAAATCAAATAGGTGACTCAAATAAATTTCTTGGAGATATTCTGGCTGATAGTTTGACAGGCTTCTTTGAGTTTGATGGAGATAGTAACACGTTTAATATACAGGTTGACCCATCAAATACATATGGGGCTGATAGTTCAAACTTAAATGTAGATGTAACAGGTACAAGTAACAATTTTACTTTAGACTTAGCAACTGTAGCCATGGCAAGTACAACTGATTTAGATTGGATAATACAAGGAGATAGTAATACACTAAACTTTGATATTGATTATGATTCAGGTACAAGCTATGTAGATATAGATGGTGATTCAAACAATGTAACTTTTGATGGTGATGGTTACGCAGGTGGTTACTTTTACTTAGACCAAACAGGTAGCTCAAGAACATTTAATATTGACCAACAGAGTACATTAGATAATGATTGGCTTAGAATCAATTCGACAGGTAGTAACGGGACAGTCTGTGTGGTTCAGTCTGATGGTGGCTTGTCCACTTCTTGCTGATATTGGAAGCATAACAGAACTAGAAGGTTCGGGTAGAGTTGTAAGAGACGATGCTTACAATGCTACCCTAGCTTTTAATATAGATAGTTACGATAATGTACAAACGTCTAATGGAAGATTAGGCATTACATTTCTAGATGACAGTCAAGTTCGTTTGACTGAGCATTCAGAATTAATTATAGATGAATTTATCTATGACCCTGACCCATCTAAATCTAAGATGGCTTTACAGTTTGCTAGTGGAACAGCACGTTTTATTACTGGTAAACTGTCTACAATTAAAAAAGAAAACATTTTAATTCAAACTCCTTCTGCAACAGTAGGAATAAGAGGTACTGATTTTACAGTAACTGTAGATGAATTAGGAAGGTCTTTAATTATTTTATTACCCAAAGAAGACGGACTACCATCTGGAGAGATAGTGGTCAGTACTGCTATGGGGCAAGTAATTCTAAACAAACCCTATCAAGCTACAACAGTTTCGATGTTTGAAACTTCGCCTAGTAATCCTGTAATCCTTGATTTAACTCTAGAGCTTATAGACAACATGTTAATAGTAAGTGCTCCACGAGAAGTACAAGGTTTAGAGTCTAGTTCTGCAGAAGTAAAAACCGACAATCTATTAGATATAGACTACTTAGAGTTTGAAGAGTTAGAAAAAGATTACTTAGAAGAGGATGAACTAGAGTTTACCGAGTTAGATATAAACTATTTAGATGTAAATTTTTTGGAAGACCTTTTAAATGTTATTGAAGAAGTAAATGAACTAGATACAACCAAGACACTTTTAAAAGCTGACATAGATTTAAAAGGAACGACCTTTGGTTTTGATGCAGAAACTCAAATCAATACCTTTATGACAGATTCAGTTATTACTTTTTATAAATCTTTAGAAGATACAGTAAGATTAGACTTAGACAAAAGCAACTCCTATACCTTTATCTTAGTACAGAATGGCAAGAGTACACAGATAGTTGTAAACGGAGGAGGCTCGTCACAAATTACTATAACACAAGGAAACTAATATGAAATGGTCTTTACCTTTAATTGGCTTGTTGACTCTTCCCTTATTGTTTAATGCAGTTCCTTTACAAATACTTAAACTAAAAACCTTTGATGCTTTTATAGAGACTCCTGACCCAACAGGTTACTTTAGTATTTTAAATATTACGGAAGAAGATTTAGATGCAGAAGGAGGTTATCCTTTACCAAGAGAAAGTTTAGCAAACATACATACAAAGTTACTGGAGAAAGGAGCTATAGGTGTAGGGTGGGTTATGTTGTTCCCACATCCTGATAGATTAGGAGGGGATGATGCGTTTGCCAAGGCTTTACAAAGTTCTCCCTCTGTCATAGGAATGCCTGAAGTTAATAATGCGTTTTACCCCGCTACCCATGGTACAGTAATAAAGGGCATTGAGGTTTCTTTGCCTAAAGCATCAGGATTTTTAGAGAACATTGAAGTCTTAAAAGACTCTGCAAGTCAAGGAGCTATATCAGCAAACGTAGATGTAGATAATTTAGTAAGACAACTACCTCTTTTACAACAGACTCCGAATGGTTGGGTCGCTTCTTTTGGCACAGAGGTTCTAAAGATTTTAGGTGGAGGTAATACTTATCAAATAGTAACCAATGAAAATGGCATAGAGATGATAAGAGTTAGAGGACTACCTCCTATACCGACTGATAGTCTTGGTCGTAAATGGATTAGTTGGGTTGATACACCTCAAACAACTTTAAAAGAAATGAATGTAGAAGGTAAGTTTGTTTTTGTGGGCTTTACTGCAAAGGGTATCATGCCTCAACTAGCCACTCCAACAGGCTTATTAGAACCTCATAAGATACAAACAGCACTAGCAGAATCTATCTTGCTACCAACACCTCAGATACCTGATTACTATCTAGTCATAGAACTGTTACTATTATGCCTCTCAGGGCTCTGTATTGCGTTTCTAATAAACTTTCTAGGTATGACTAGTGGGGTAGTCGCAGTCTTTTTTGCAATGTCTTCTGTAGGCTACTTGGGACTGCATCTTATTGGATTAAATTATTTGATAGATGTTACGTGGTCTTTAGTAGGGATGCTCTTTGTTGCAACCCAACAATTCTATTTAAACTTTAGAAAACAATTTAAACTAAGGCAACAAATAAAGAAACAGTTTGAACACTACCTTGACCCTGCTCAAATAAAAAGATTGCAGGACAATCCGAAACTTTTAAAACTAGGTGGAGAAAAAAGGTACTGTACATTTTTGTTTACAGATGTTAGAGGTTTCACGGCTATGTCAGAGAACTTAGAGCCTGAAGAAGTTGCTTTAGTAATGAATAAAGCTTTAACTGTACAACAGAAATCAGTTCAGAAATATGGTGGAATGGTAGATAAATATATAGGGGACGCAATGATGGCTATATTTAATGCACCATTAGACTTAGATAATCATGAGCAACGAGCAGTAGACTGTGCATTAGACATGCAGGAAGGAATGTTATTTTTAAATGATGAGTTAGAAAAAGAAGGATTACCCTCGATAACTATTGGGATTGGTATTAATAGTGGAGAAGCTGTGGTTGGTAACATGGGAAGTGATACCCGTTTTGATTACACAGCAATAGGTGATGCAGTTAATACTGCAGCTAGAACTGAATCAGCTTGTAAAGAAGCAGGACATAACCTTTTAATAACTAAACAAACAATTCAAAAATGTTCCAATTCGTTTGAAGTTCTTACACCCATTCCTGTAAAAGGTAAATCCATTCCTCTTAGAATAAATACTATACTTTAAAAGGTAGCATCTAACTGAACTTCTATATTTTTATGTAGAGGTTCTAAAGCTAGTTTAGCTTCTTTTATTGCTTTTAGTATAACAAGTCTATCATCTTTTTGAAATCTATGTATTTCTTCCTCAGGGAAACTAGATATTTCTGTAACTAATTTGTTATCAGAATCAATAACTAACTTCCAACTAATAAGATTAGCTTCCGATGCTTTCATTATTTATCTCCGTAAAGTTTACAACGTCCTGTTTACCACGAAGCCCTGCTTTCATGTAGGATGTTGCTCGACCTTCAAAGAAATTTTGGTGTTCGACACCCATTACTTCATCAATCCAACCCAAAGGATTTTCTCGTTGGTCATAATTTGTTTTTAATCCTAGCTGTAGTAATCTTCTATCAGCTATATATCTATTGTAGGCATACATATCTTTCTTTGTAAGACCTTGTAAGTCTCCCATTTCAAATACTAAATCAAGAAATTTATCTTCTAACTCTACCATTTCTCTACAGATTTGATAAAGCTCTCCTTTAAAATCATCTGTCCATATGTCTAAGTTTTCTTTTATAAACTCTCTAAATAATTTAGTCATAGCTTCAACATGCATAGACTCGTCACGTATAGAGTAGGTAACTATCTGCCCCATGCCTTTCATCTTTCCAAATCTAGGAAAGTTTAACAGGATTGCAAAGCTACTAAAGAGTTGTAAGCCTTCTGTAAAAGCTGAGTATACTGCAAGTGTTTTTGCAATAGTTCTTTTATCATTCTTACGTGGTTTAAATGTAGAAACATAGTCATGCTTTGCTGACATCTCTTCATACTCTGCAAAAGCTTTGTATTCTATTTCAGGCATACCTACTGTATCAAGAAGAATACTGTAAGCATCTTGATGTATACCTTCCATATTTATAAATGAACCCATCATCATTCTAGCTTCAGGTTTTTTAAACATAGGCATATATTTATCTATGTACCCCGAAGCTACATCTACATCTGATTGAGTAAATAGTCTAAAGATTTGTGTCAATAAGTTTTTTTCTGCAGGTGATATATCTTGCCAGTCTTTTACATCTGTGTGTAAAGGAACAGACTCAGTCATCCAATGCATTTGATTTTGTAATTTAAAGTAATCGTACATCCACGGGTACTCAAAAGGTTTGTAATAATTTCTAGTGCTTAATAGGCTCATATTTTTTCCTGTTCTTTAGCATACTTTTCAAGTAGCCATTTGTTAAATTCTTTTTTATATTCTTGTTCTGTATATGTTGTAGAGTATGGTGTTTTATTTTCATCACAATGGTCTAACCACATTCTCCTACAAAATGAACTAAACGTATTAGACATTAAAACTCCTTAAGAAGCAAGTCTAACTTCTCTTGAGCAGTTGCCATTTTTTCTAATAGCAAATCCATAGACTCTATTAAATGTGGATGTTCTGCTACTCCCACACTTAGTTCTAAGTACGTATCTAATTCAGTTTTTGCTATAGCTATCTCAGCTTCGTACTTTTTTTGTAGAGCATTAAATCTACTTTCATACATTCTATCAAATTTATCTTCTTTCATATTTTATCCTTCACAGGCTATACATTCTGTGTCTTCTAAATTAATTCGTGGTATCTTAATGTTTACATTTTCTGCGTCTCGTGCTGACTCTGACCTAAAGTAATATAAAGATTTTAGTTTATGCATTGCATACCAATGGACATCATTAAGATATTGTAAATAGTTATCGTGTACTTCTTGAGTCTCTGTAGCCTTAGGAGCTACAAAAAATAAATTAACACTTTGACTTTGACAAACATACTGTTGTCTCATGTGGGCATGTTCAACAATCCAAATTTGATTTAGTTCATCCGCAGTTTTAAATACTTCTTTTTCTTTATCTGTAAAGATATCCATACTTTGTATAGAACCTTTGTTCGCAGTAATATCTTTCCAAATATTTGTTTTGTTTCCTTTTTTCTTAGAGATTATTTTATCTAAGTATTTATTTTTAACTTGGTACGAACCTGATAAAGTTTTGTGTGTAAATATGTTCGCACGATATGGTTCAATGCTAGGGGAAGTACCGCCACATATAATACTACTACTGGCATTAGGAGCAATAGCCAAAAGGTGAGCGTTACGCATACCTGAACCACTAATATCAGGAGCTTCCCCACGAGTCTCCGCAAGAACTTTACTTGCATCCACGGACTTACTTTTAATATGGTTAAAAGCTTTGTTGTTAAATCCTGTTGCAAAGATTCCTTCAAACGGAAGATTATTTTTTTGAAGATAGGCATGGAAGCCCATTGCTCCCAAGCCAAGCGACCTTTCTCTATAAGCTGAGAAGCTAGACTTCGTAAAGCCTTCTTTCCCTTCTCGTATATGATTTTTAAATCTTTTAAAGTTAGCATTGTAGTCTCCTAATTCTGTAGTATCTATTGCATTGTCTATAAAATGTTGAATGACATTATCCAACATAGTAATTAAATCTTTTATAAAGTTTTCATCTGTTGACCATTCATCATAGTGTTCTAAATTAACACTTGATAAACAACAGACTGCGGTTCTTTCTTCATTGGTTGGTAAAGTTATTTCAGAACAAAGATTGCTTTGTTTAATATCTAAGCCCAAAGCTTTTTGTTCTTTCGGTAATGCCTCATTACAAGTATCTATATTAATCATATAAGGCTCACCTGTTTCTGCTCTAGCATTTATTATTTGCCACCATAAATCTCTAGCATTAACAGTCTTAACTGCTTCGCCTGTCTTAGGGTCTATTAATCTCCAGTCATTGTCTTCCTGAACTGCTTGTAAAAACTCATTGGTAAGATTAACTCCGTTGTGTATGTTAAGACATTTTCGATTAATGTCTCCACCTGACTCTTTGCGTATGTTTATAAACTCTTCTATCTCAGGGTGGTTGATATCCATGTATGAAGCATAACTTCCTCTTCTTGTAACTCCCTGATTAAATGCTAACATCTGAGAGTCAACTACCTTCATGAATGGAATTGAACCAGTAGAACGACTATTGTTAGCAGTAGCGATGCCATTACTCCTAATATCTCCCCAATATCCACCAATACCTCCACCTGAACTTGCGAGCCATATGTTTTCATCATAGTGAGCAGATAACCCATTACGACTATCAGGTACGTAATTGAGAAAACAGCTAATAGGTAAACCCCGATTAGTTCCCCCATTGCTAAGAATAGGAGTGCTAAACATGAACCATAAGTCGGAACTGTACTGATAAAGTCTCTGAGCCAACTGAAAATCTGTGACCCCTTTGAAGGTTGCTCCAAAGACTGAGGCTCTTGCGAATGCTTCTTGTGCATGTGTTTCTCCTGATGCTTCATAAAGATACCTATCCTTTAGAGTATCTAAACTAAATTTATTTAATTTGTTTTCTTTGTTGTAGTCTATTTTAATACCTAAGTATTCTTTCTGACCAACCTTGTCTTCGACCATTACTCCTTCTCCTTGTCGTTTAAGTGTAGTGCAATCAATGCATAGTGTATAATTTTAAGTAGGTCTGCATCAGACTTACCATTCTTTTTACCATACCTCATAGCATACTTCATGATGTTACCTATACAAAAACCTTCACCATGTCCTGCATCTATAATCATATCAGTTGCTTGATATTTAGAATGAGCATAGTGTTGTGTATAGGTGCTATCAATGTATTGTTTAACACCATGTAGGTTTATACTCTCGTCAAATTTATATTCCATATTTATATCCAGTCTTTAGGTAGTGTGTGTTCAGAGTACCACCTAAAATTATTTTTTTCTGCCCACTCTGCATGGCTTCTTTTAGTTCCGTCTTTTCTTCTTTTAGCTTGAGGCATAGGAGAACTAGGGCTAGAAAACAAAAAGACTAACTCCTGATTATCTTTAAGACATTTACGTATCCAAACATACTTATTGTATTCTTGATAATCCCAAAACCTACCTTTAGCTTCTAGTAAATATTCTACACCATTAATAACTTTTGTAAAGTCAGGCTCATATGTATGCTCTACAACATAAGAAATTTTATCTGAATGATGTGACCACTTAGTTAAAACATTAGTGTGAAGTTTATACTCCCACCCTGAGTCATAACCCTTAGGTATATTCTTTTCAGTAGGTCGAATTTTTCGTGGCTTACGATAACCTCGTTTCATAAAATTCCTTTTTTAATTTTTTATTAAACCACTTATGAGAAAAAGAAGAAAGCATAATTTTTTTATTAGCAAACACATGAGTTTGTTCAGGCATATAGTCTTTAAAGTTTTGTGTTGTTATCTTTTCTGCTTCATCCTCAGGCAGTAAAGATTGTAACCATTCAACTGTTAAGTCTTTAGCTTGTCTTCTTAATTTCTTAGCTTGTCTACCATTCATATTATTTCTCGTACATTAGGTAATTTTTCTACCTTAGTTAAATATACATTACCTTTTGCATAAGCAAAAGTTCTTAACCCCTGACCTTCGTTAGAGTCTTTGTAACAAATAAATTTATGGGGACAGTAGTTGCATCCCATAGGTAATTTCATATTACCTGAGACACCCTCAGCTATAACATTATAACACCTGTCGGGGGGACTGTCAAGAGAAATCGCTTTTTTAACTGATTTTATTTTATGTACAATATTTGGTTTCTCTAAATCATCAGGTATAAACGTGGTTAGTTCTCCTGTTTCTTTATTCATAACTAAGAAACCACCCTTAGAAGTTTGTTCTGCTTCTTCATACCCTGCTAACTGTGAGAGATATCCAAAGCTATCGTTCTGTGCTAGAGTACCTTCTTTAAATTTCTTAAAGGCATAACCTGATGCAGTTTTAACATCAATAACTTCTCCATCTATAATAGAATCCATGTGTCCTTTAATACCTTGTACTGATATTTCTTTTTGTTCTCCTGACACAACATGCCCTGAAAGACGAACAAAGAATAAAAGTAAAACCTCAAGTAAGTGCCCATATAAAAACTTAATAAAAGTAGGTGGGTCTATTTTTTCTTGATGTGCGTCTGAAAGATTTAAGTCATACCATAATCTACGTAGGGGTCTACCTATATTAGACATTCTTAAACCGCTTTTAGGTCTAGGTTGAGGAGTTGCCCAACCTTTTAAAGCATCAGCCATATCTTGACCAAACTTTTCATATTCTTTGTCTGATATCTTTATAGCTTTATCTTCTGATAAAACTCCAATAGTCTTATAGATATCCTCTACAAGCGTATCTAATTTAGGCAACTTCTTTTTTGTCTGTTTCTTTGTCATCTTTAATTTCTTTAAAAGCTTTAATAACATCTGACGAGAATAGTTTCTGTAAGTTTACTAGAAACATACGACTCGCATTATTATCTCCACCCGATACAGTTTTAAAAGTATCTAGTTTATCTACTATTTTTCTGAGAGTATCTGTATGGAACACAAGAGTACAGTACTCGTCTTTACCTATACAAAGGTTATGAAACCAGTAATCAGATTCAGTTGCTCTGATACCTGAGGGCTTGCCCCATGACTCATACTCTATACAAATGTTACCTGACTTCTGCCAAATATCTCTTTCTGATTTGACTTCTATCTTTTTATTGGTAAGCATTTCTGCTATCTTATCCTCACGGATGCTACCATATTGTAAATCTAAATCAAACTTCTTTCTATCTTTTTTAGTGGGTTTCATACCAACTGTCTCCTATATTAAATTCGCCCGTCAATGGACATCTTAAGTTATATTCTTTAGATGCTTGTTCTATACATCTAACTGCCAATGCACCCACCCCATTTGCATGAGATTCAGGTACTTCTATCTGCCATTCGTCATGAATATTAGCAACTATTTTAGCAGGGATAGTCCCTAATTTTAACATATCCGCTAATATAATCAAAGCTTTTTTCATAACTATTGCACCTGCTCCTTGTAATAATGTATTCAAAGAAGCGTGTCTGTGTCTGATAAATATCTTACGTCCGTCCAAACCTTTTAAGTATCCTCTTGCAGACGCTCGTTCAACCCTGTCTCTAAGAGTTTTAAATGCAGGGTTATTATTGATAAAAGACTCTCTAAGTTGTTTACCATGCTTTCTACTTCCTTGCACGATTGTACCAAGCTTCTCGTCTCCTGCCCCGTAAATGAGTGCATAGATGAATGTCTTAGCCTGATTTCTTGATTCAAGTCCTGCAGACTTTTGGTTTGTTGTGTGAATATCTCCGTTGATAATTTCATTTATATAATCCTCGTCAGCCATATAGTGTGCCAACAATCTTAATTCTAAACCACTAGCATCTATACCTACTAGCTTGTTCCCTTTGTCTACTATCCAACAGGCTCTACATTCCTTACCATAAGGACTACTAACACTAGGAACTTGTGCCATGTTAGGATTTCTATGTGCCATTCTACCTGTAATTGCACCCGTAGAAAGAACCGCACCATGTACTCTATCATCCTCTTCTACTGAATCTAACCATGAACTAATTTGTGCAATTCTTTTTTGATATAACAAGAAGTCTGCTATTAATTTAGCTTCTTTAATATGAGTTATATTTTTTAGTGTACCTTCATCTACAATAGGTTGACCTGTTGGTGTAAATTTATTAGGCTTCCAACCAAAACTAATTAAGTATTCACCAATCTGTTTACGAGAACCTAAATTAAATTCTACTAATTCTTTACGCATAAAGGGTTTCATGTTACCTGATGCCTGTATGTCTGCATACTCGTACTCTGTTAATCCTGATTTAGAAAGAGTTCCGTCTTGTTTTGTTTTAGGAGTTACCTCTTTGATGTCAACCCATTTAGGTTTAAAAGTTCTATGTACCTCGTCTTGTACTTTTTTTATTTTACAATTTAATTCAGCTAATAAATTAGTAGCATATTGAATGTCAATTTTAAATCCGTTTTGTTTTTGTTGTTCTAAAATATAAGTTACTCGATGCTCAAGTTCTATACTTTCTTTTGAAAAACCTGCTGATTCTTTTTTAAGATAATCAAATAAAAGTTTATTAAGAACAACATCTTTTATACAATACTTTAAAGTATCTTTAGTATAAATATGAAAGTCCTCAGGAGGTAAATCTTTTGCTACACCTAACTTAGAACCCCAAACTTTTAATGAATGTCCTTTCTCTCGTACAGGATTTAAAAGTCTAGATAATACTAAAGTGTCTACAACTTTTTCTTTGTCCCATAAATCAATACCATGTAGTTTTTTAATTACAGGAATATCAAATCCTATAATGTTGTGACCTATAAGTTTATCAGCTTCTGCTAAGAAGTCTAAACCTTTTAAAATATTATCATCTATAATATCAAAGGTATACTGTTTATTGTTTTCGTCTATTGCTACAATACAATGTATCTCTGTAGCATGTAAATCGTCTGTCTCTATATCAAATACTAATTCCACATAACTTCTCCATTAGAATGGTATTGTATCATCTGAACTAAAACTATTCAAGATTTCTTCATCTTCATATTCAGACAGTCTACCTGTATCTTTATTATAAACCAATGCAGTAGCTAACCCTACATCCCCTGTATAACGTGACTTAAGTACACGTAATCTTGTCGTTCTAGATTCTAATTCATCCTCTGATTGTTGATTCCTTTCTAAAGCTATAACACAGTCTGATAGTTGAGCGATAGCATTAGAGCCTCTTAGATGTGATAAGCTTACACTTACTCCATTTTCATGCCCTTTATCACCCTGAACTCTACGAAGGTGAGAGACAAGTATAATACCTGCACCTGTCTCTTCAACTAAACTTCTAAGACGAGTCATAATATTATCTATTGCTCTACGCTCATCACCTTCTGTCATAGAACTAACTAGCATATGAAGGTGGTCTACGACAACCCATTTACAATCACAACCAACAATAAGATAACGAAGTTTTGAAAAGATATCTTCAATGTCATTCGTACCAAAGTGAGCATGAATAAATACTTTGTCTTGTTCAAAAGTCTTATCAAACATTTTGATTAAGTCTTGCTCCCTATACTTATCTCTAATATCATCAATATAAAGTCTATCGTTCGCTTCAATAGATAAGATTCCGTCTACTGTACGTCTCCAATCTTCTTCTAAAGCTATGACTCCTACATTATCTTCTGTCTGATGTATAAGCCAATGCTCTAGTTCTCTAGTGACAGAAGACTTACCAAGACCTGTACCTCCTGTAAGCGTAAGTAGTTCACCTTGTCGTAAGCCAATAAGTTTTTTGTTAAGACCATGCCAAGGGTAAGGTACACTACTTTTCTTTTCTCGTTCTAAGAAATCTTTTTGTTTCTCTGATACTCTAATGATACCACTAGGTGTATAGACCTTTGCATCCCACCAAGCCTGAGTAAATTCTTTATGCAAATTCTTACGAAGCATATCATTGGCATCTTTATAACCATTAGGTATTGACACTATCTTAGCCTTACGAGGCTTGATAATACTTGCTACTTTTTGTGCGGCTTCTATGCCTTGCTTGTCATTGTCAAAACAAATAACTACATTGTCAAAACTTTCTACATATTCTATGTTTTCTTTTATATCTCTGACTGCACTTTGAGCCCCATTCTTTATTGATACTACTGCCCACTTGCTACCTAGTAATTCATAGCCTGCCATAGCATCACATTCTCCTTCAACTATAGTTAGGTATTTACCACCTTCTTTAAAGAGTTGTTGACCAAACAAACCTGTACCTGCAGTTGTACCTTCAAACTTAAAGTTTTTATCTTTAACAAATCTAATCTTTGTACCTGTTTGTTCGTTGTTTATATGATAAGGATATCTATGTTGGGCTAGTACACCTTGAGAGTCATATACAACCTTGACTCCATACTTTGTCGCAGTCTCTTTAGATATACTTCTATCTGTAAGAGGTGCATATGTCCCACTATGGACTGTTTCTGTTGGTGGAGTTGGTGGTTTATAATTATTATTCATAGGTACAATATTTGGTTTAGGGGTAAACTTACCACAACTAAAACATTTAGTTGACCTGTCCTCATTGATACATAAAGCATCACTACTATTACAGTCAGGACAAGGTTGATGAGTTTTATAAAAAGGACTTCTGTGATTATTCATATTTGTTCCATAAAAAAGGCTAGACATTATACACAGTAATGCCTAGCCAACTTTTAAATAAACTTAACTTTTTTCTGTGCTATCGTCAAGTTCAGTTTCTGCGGGAGCACCTTCATCATTGTAGATTGCTACGATTCTATTCGAAAAGAAATTAATACCTGCTTGTAACTCTTCCAAGTCAAGTGTGACATTAGCTTTCTTTTGATTGAGTCGTTGAAGTCTTCCAAAGATTTGCTGACCTTCCTCAGGCAAATCCTCTACAAAAACTTGTACATCATCAATAGTAATAAAAGGTTTATTAGGTTCTTCTAACATGATATCTTCATCAGTCATTAAAACTCCTCCCCGTCACCAAATGGATTCAATTCGTCTCCGTCTTGTGACTTTACAGGTACTAAGTCTAGCACTTGCATGGCTTGAAAGTCTAAGCTAACACCTGATTTGCCTGCATAATCCCAAGCAAACTCATTGTATTGTACCTTGACTGCAGAGCCATTACCTACTGTAGTATCCATTGGCTCTTTATTTAGATTGTAGAGCTTTGGAGCAGGTCTTCTGCCATTCTTAGCATTTACTTTTCTTTTGATAGTCACGGCTTTACCTATGTATTGAGGTTCACCGCTCTCATCTTTCAATGAAAAGTCTTTAACTTTAACTCCTCGTGAGATAAAGTCTTGAGCGTCTTCATCACTAATTACTAGGTCTACTGTGTAGACTGGTTCAAAAGTTTCGTTAGGTGCTAGGACGCTCGCCCAGTACGCTATTCCTGTTGCTACTGCCATATGTTTTACTCCTTATATATTAGTAGTTATTAATGTGGAGTTATTATACTCCGATTTTCTAGAAAGTGTCAAGCACTTTTTCTAAAAACTTTATGATTCCTGATTGTTCTGTTTGAGATACACGCACACTAAATGTTTTAGTGTCCTCGTCATACCCATTCATATAAGCATCACCATTTTTATACATGGTTTCACCATTGTCTAAACAAAAGTTATCCCATTGATTAAATTGTGTCTGTGTTAAAATAAATTGTTGCATTTAATTTCCTAGTATTTTTATTGGTACGTAGCAATCCTTAACATTTCCTCTTAAAGTAAATGAATCTAAATATTTTTCCATACCTCGTTTAAGTTTGTTGGGGATTGCAGGTTTATAGTTTACATTTACTATAGAATTATCTTGCACATCATACGAAACTCTAAATGAATAGTCTCTTCGTAAAGAGATATCCTCTATATAAGATAACAATTTGTTGTGCGGGGTGGGGCAAGAAGCAGTAGTTGTTATCTTAACGACAGGCACTTCGACAGGTAATTCTACTACCTCTTGCTCCTTAGTTTCCAATACTATTTCCTCAGTCGGAACTTTATCTTCAACTAATTCTTCTTCAACTCTTTGTGGTTGAGTGTCAAAAAACATTTGATAAAATGTTTCGGCAGAGTCTTGAGTCTCCTTTAATTGTCGTTGAACTTCTTCTAACTCCACCGAATTATCTTCTATTTTCTGTTCTAAATATTCAAAGTCTGTCATATTGCTTTGGACATATTGTGATATTTTTAATAAATCATTATTTAATTTATTAATTTTTTGAAATTGTTCGTCTTGATATGTCAACTCTTCTACTAATGTTGTAATAAAAAATCCAAAAAACAATACATAAGCTCCGATATAAATATAATCTTTACGTTTCATACTTTCTCCTTTTAATTCTTTTAAGTTTTCCTCGCCAGTTTAGTTTCCAAACTTCCATTGTATCATCTCCATAGTAAACTGTCAACACTCCATTGTCTGCATAAAGTGCAGTTACTCTATCTTTTGATTGTTGCTCTTCAAATATTTTATGGATGTCATACTCTGTCATGCTATAGGTTTAAGTGTGTACATAATAGGTTCAGCACTATCTAATAGCTGATGTAATTCTTCGGCTACTTCTTTATCAGTAGGATAACCAACAACTTCTAACTCTACAAAAACTTTATAGTTTAAAGGTGTGCCTTGCCACTCTGTTACTCTGTCAAAACTAAACTTTCTAAACCTATTTTTGTCGTGCGATTCTGTGCCTTCAAATCCGTAGAAGTCACCATAAAAACCTGTTGGGTTAATTGTCCTAATGCCTTCATGACTTCCATATTTAAACTGTACTACGTTTTGGTTTCGTATAGCTTCAATAATTTCTAGTGTTACATTTGATACGTCAATCATCTTTAGTTTCCTCATCATCCAACCCAACAAAAATAAGTTTTTTATCCATCCAATCTTTATTGATTCCGTCTTTAACTAATCTATCTTTAAATAATTTTTCTAGTTCTTTAGTTTTCATTTTCCTTGCCCTCTATAAGCTTTGTAGGTTTGTCGTTTTCTTTTAGGCATAGTAGAGTAACTTACATTCCCTCTTCCTATGTGTGTCTTCTTACCTCTTGAACCTGTTAAAGATTCATGAGATACTTGTCCTTTACTTGTTCTCATTGCCATGTGTCAAATCCTGTTGGGTGAAAGTCTATTGCTTCTTCTACTTCTTTTACAGTTATGGTAGGAGATATATTATTTCCTTCACTATCTACTCCTAAGATTAAACCATTTCCTCCTAGAGTTTGACTATAGTTATCACCATGATAAGTAAAGAATAGTTGGTCTTCAACAAACAATCCTTCATCATCTACATAGATGCCATTCACTCCGTCTAATCTAAGCACATCAAAGGTAGAACATTCAACAAAATTATAAATTTCTTTACGAGTATCATCATGCTCTACCTCTCTGACTTCTTCATTCTTTACATCAATTAATATTGCTTTCATATTTTTCCTTATGTTATTGTTAATAATCTTTCTTTCTCAGCTAATGCCATAAACTCTAAGTCTTTTGACGAGTATGCAGATGTGCAATGTTCTTGTAAAAATCTAAAGGCTTCACTAAGTATTTGCTCTGCATAGTTGAAATTTGCATCATACACAGGGTATGCTTTTACAACGTGGTCAACCACATCTTGAAATAAATCAGGTCTACCTTTTAAATACCAAAAGTCTCCTAAATACTCTGTTACTTCTTCTTTCCAAATTAATTCTTCTTCGGTCATTTCTGTAATTCCTCTATCATTTGTTTTAAATCATCTATATCATTTCTCAATGACTCAATATCAGTTTCAACATAAGCACGTAGAGTATTACATTCATCAGTAATATGTTCCATAGCATACCTGTGATTATCATCTTCGATTTGTTTATTATCCATGATATCATTATGAATATCAAGTATTGTTTCTGAATACTCAACCACTTCTTCGATATATCTTTTGTTACTATTTAGAAAATTATTTTCCATTGCAGTTTTTTCCCATGCACTACTCATGCTATTACCCTCTCTTTTTTCTTGTGTCCTATTGTATCATACTCAGGATATAAATGTGAATACTTCCATGTCCAATCAATTTTAATAGCATCTAATAAAGATACCACGAATAATTGTGCTTCTAAATCATCTTCAAATAATTCACAGTTATCACATCTTGATATACCCATACCTCCGTCAGACTGATTAGTTTCAAAATATCCTAAACCACCACAACTTTCACAGTCAGACCACTTCCTATTATATTCATTAGGTCTTTTAAAATTCTTACCAAATCTTTTGTATTTCATGCCACCAATCTCACTTCTATTTTCTCGTTATCAATTACAAAACCTGAATTATCATTCTTAGCTTTGCCCTTTGCTTTTAGTCCAACAACTACATTGTCTTTATCTAAAAATCTCATGTCGTGTTCATCACCATTGATAACCTCTAAACCTTTGAAGGTTTTAGGTATATCTTTTCTGAACACTACTGCTTTATTTTCCAATACAATATCAAAGAGTTTAGAATACTTTTTATTAGCTTCTGAGTAACTCCATGTCAAGTGATAGTTATCAATACCATTTATCTTTCTTGTAGGTATCTTAGTGTAGTCATAAAACTGTATTTCAGGAAACATATCAAACACAGTTTTACCATTTACTTCTTGATACTCCCATTGAATATCTGATGTACCATTCAATCTAAGACTAGGTTGCTTACCTAACTTGTCGCATTCTTTTGCAAACTTAGTAATGTCTGAGACTAACTGCCCCATAAAATTATCATACTCGTTGAAGTAAAGCAAGCTTTTTCTTATCCTAGCATTTTGAATGCTAGAATATACACCACCTAGTCCCGCAGTATTTAAACAAGGCTCTTCACACATAGCTATTTTAGCATAAGGACAAGTAGTCTTTACTCCGTCAGCTAAATCTGAGGGAGCAAGATACATAATCCTACTAAAGTATTTGTCTTGTATTTTATTGCTCTTGTCAATCTTAGGACTAGAACTTGATAGTAGTTTATATGTAGGCATAGTTTCTCCAGTTAGAAAGACTCCTTAGTTATTTCATTTATAATTTGAGGAAGTCTATCTGTTGAATCTTTTGAAAGTAAAGCTATTGCAAGTTTATCAGATATTTCTTGATTTAGTGTATAGCCATTATCAACAAAATCTAAATCATTTTTATAACCTAAAACTAAATTTACTTGATTGTTATGATTAAAAGAATTAATATGAGTTTTAAGTTCTTTCTGTAATTTTCTATGTTTGTTATAGATTTTTTGTTCTTGTTCTTGTAATTTTTCAATAGCTTCAATTTGTTTTTGAAAAGATAAATAATCTCTTTTATTAACTAACTGTCTAGCTTTTATTTTTCTATTGATATTAATTTTTTTAGTTATTGTATTAACAATAGCATCTTGTTCAAATTTTCTTAATTGTTTCATAATTTTACCTTATTGTTTGTATTTTATA